CCTTTGATTCGATACGGTGCACCGTCAGCAGGCTGACGTAATCTGTAAGTTCCGTTCGAGTCTACCTCGTTTTCCAGCCCGTCAAAGGACGTTATGTGCATATAGAATTCTGCACCGGCTCGCTTCGCCTGGCTGTTCAATTCGCCTACCATATTGGTAGCATCGGTAATGGTGATATCGTCGAAATCGATCTGGCCTGCACCCATAACCGCTTCAAGGATTCCGGTTGTTGACATTGCGCCGTAAGTCGCATCAGAAAGCGCCAACGTGTCAAACTTCTTTCCCCATGCTTCGCCGAACATATCGCGGATAAACGACGCAAGCCCTATCAGGCTGTCTTCGTCGAACTCCTCAGAGAATGCCAGGTACGCCGCATAGATTTCCGTAGTCAAGGTCTGTTGCGCGAAAGTAATGGTATCTTCGGTTTTGTCGGTGTTCTGATTCGTCAGCTTCGTGAAAGCCAATTCGTCAGTCGTTGAAGGCCAATATGACGTTATCGCCGATACTGGAACGGTACGAACCTTACCCATCATTTGAGATGCGTCCAGCGCAACGCGCAAAATCTCTGCGTTGTAATCTACCGGCAAGGTATACGATCCGTAAAAGGAACCTGTTGCATCGTCACCGGTCAACGGCTGAGATGAAAGGCCAGCTTTGATTTCTTCACTGTCACCGGCTTTTGTGTCGAAAACGATTTCCTTCTGCTTCGCCTCGTCACCGACATACTTAACTTCTTTTATGCCGTATTCGCCGAGTTTGGAACGTGCAACTTTTGAACCGTGCCGGGCTTCCATCAGGGCTTGAATATACTTCCCGCCCTCTAGCGCGATTGATTCCGGGTTTTTCGTTTCCTTAAACGAGCCCGCTGCTTTTGCGAGTATTGTCACGCCTTTGATTTTATCTTCAAAGGTAGCAATCGTAGCCTTGAATTCCTCGAACTCTTCTTTCGTCGCAACGCCGGTTTTGGCTTCCTCGATCTGCGCCGTGATCTTTTCTTGAACACCGGCCATTGTCTCGTCGATCTCTTTCAAAGCTCCATTAAGATCGTCTAATGTTTTTACTTCAGTTGCCATTGAGTAGCTCCTCTATTGTAATTTTATCATCGCTATCATTGAACATATGCTCGAGGTTGCTGGTCTCGCTACCTTTTGCCGAATCACTGGTCTCGTGATCCAAGTTCTCGAATAGACCGTCAATATATGTACCCGCATTTTTCGCCGAGGTTTCCTTCGCATTAAGATCTGCCAATTTATCCAGCAAGTTTTTTCCCATATCTACAATCGGTCCTTCCATATTGATATTCACGGCCTTCCCCTCATCCGGTTCCGCGGACAGCCGCATCGCTTCAGCATTCACGTTCGAGGGTATATTCACTATGCTGTATTCATAAAGCTCCTGGCGCCGGTGTATCAATCGAGCATCTTCCTTATCGTCTTCGATTATCTCAACCTTAGTTGACCGAAATCCTACGCTTCCAGTATTGAGATCCCCGCGCAATAACTTTTCACTTATCATCCATGCGAAAGGATCAATCTCTTGAGGTGAGAAAGACGGAACGCCTACCAGCACCGTTTCACCGTCGATCTTCTTTTTCCCTACCGTGGACATATGGCCTATTGCCGGACGATACCATTCATGGCCCCATAGAATGAGAGGATTTTTTTTATAGTTCTTTAGATCCCATCCATCCGGGTCGATTCGTTCCTGATCCCGGTCTAGTGAATAGTCGGACATTATCAACGCCAGCTTATCGCCTTTGCGCTCTATCGAGCATTCCTGATATATAATGATATCCTCGGTTACGTTCCCTTCGCCGTCGGTATTCTGTTTGAACCAGTCTATCAACGAAGTCTTTGAGAAGGTTTTGGATTCGTAGCCGTTCGCGCCTTTCAGCAATGTCTTAATTTCATTCATTCTATACCTCGGTTAGTGTCGGTACGTTTTTCGGTAGATACGGCAACGTGAGACACCGGCAATTTATTACGTTACTCGCTTCACCGTTTTCATCTAAGGGCCATCTCAGCCCGTTGGAAAAAAGCTCACCGATTGCATGGGCCTCTCCCTCTATTTGGTGCAGCTCCCTTACATTGCCATCCTTTGAAGTCGTCCATTCGTGGTACTCAATCCCTACGTCTTCATAGCCCTCGATCCGGGCCGTGTTCATCACGCCGCCTATCTCAGTCCGGGCAATTGTCTTGGCTCGATTTTTCACGCCGTTGAATGTGTCACGAATCTTCATCGCCGCTTCACGTTCGCCAAGCCCTTCCTTGATTGACGCCTGCACCGCATCGTCGATATTCTCCCGAATCTTCTCGGTTACCCGAGTAATTTTATTGACCCGCTCATTTACCGCACTTACGGCCCTGGTGTTGTATATAGTCCAATTCGGGGATACATCCAAACCGATTGAATCAAATATAGTGCTAAGGTGTTTCTCGCTTTCGTCTAGTGCCGCAAAAAACCATACCTTTGAGATCCGGGCCATCTCCGCTTCTTGCGCCATCCAGTATTCAGCCTGCATGATTTCATCAAGAGCGGTAAGGGCAACGGATTTTTCTCTGGTTATGATTTCCAGCACCCGCGCCCGCATTCCCATTATCCATTCAGCCAGGTCCTTTTGATATCCAATCTCGATATGTTCCCATGATTGAATAACTTGCTTCCAGATCATTTCACGGAAAAGCGAGGTATACCCGGCCTTTACTTCCGCTGTCTGAAATATCTCAGTTATCGGAGTCAAGTCTTTCGGTGCAGTCGAAAGGGGTGACGGCGGACGTTCCTCACCGGCGGGGACTAGCGCCAGCGAGATGTACCAGGCATCACCCCATTGAACCGGATCGCGGCCTTGCAAATCGCGATACTCATTTATCGTTAAGGTTCCGGAATTCACTTCCTTTAAAAGGCGTTCTGTCCTTTCGTCCTCGTCCTCTTGAAGCTCCGGGATCTCCGACAAATCAAACTCACCAGTATAGGGAAGGTGGAAGCGGTCGAAAAATCCAGCCTTCACCTTTGCTGTAAAAAAGTCCATGTCAGGTATTAGTGTCAGGTTCCAGAATACCTTTCGTTGATACTTCGTGTCACTTCCCGACATGGGGGACCGATCATCTGAAACGCCTACCAGCACACCAGGAACGCCGAGCCGTGCAAGTATCGTTTGCCGGTTCCACTTCTTCATACCGAGGTATTCCATGTCCTTCGGTGTCATCTGAATAGCTTGATAACTCATACCTTGACCGAGAACCGATAACATGCCCTTACGTCCGGCGCCTTGATGGTGTGACAGCCATTGAGACTTGATCTTCTTCGCGTCCTTTTCGTCGACGTATTGATCTGAACTTAAAACTCCATCCGGTACGGACCCATGCCGCAGAATATTTAGATTCGATTGATCGCTTTCATTGTCCATAGAAAGCTCTTGACCCGTCGCGCTTAACGGCGGTGCTCCCCGGTAGGGATTGTATTTGTTCCAGTATGCAAAGTGTACCAGCTCGTCCGGCATGATCGGTATTTTCTCATCGCCTTTCTCATATATCCATATGGTGATATTGCCGTTCTTATCTACCTTTTGTTTCATGCAGTCCGGGTTTACCAGGCCGATCTGCGTAGGCATTTTGATAGATCGGTCTGCCGCGTCCATGAACATATCATAGATCCAGAAGCATTCACCCCGGCACTTCATCCATGAAGCGGTAGCCTCCCATAGCTGATTGTCGGTCATTATTGGATTCGGATTCTGAAATAGCTTTGCCGCCGGTGTATTGGTGATTACGTTCTCACCCTGCATAACGCGAAATGGTACTCTTGCAATATTCGAAGCGATTGAATGAATAGCTATATTCGCCCATGCATGGGACTTGTATGGATCTTTAACGCTCGTCTTACCGGCAATATCTTCTTCGTAAGCGACTTTCACCATCCGCGCCCACCAGTTCTGATCGTACTTACGTATCCAGCCGGTGATAGCTCTGCTTATTCTCTGGAGGGGTTTTGCTCTATACGATGAAGAAGCCACTGCGGTCAACCTCCATTACCATATACCGTAATGCATCCATTGCGTGGTCATGCACTTTCAACGGTTCCTCTTTCCTTACCTGCCCCTCTGTAGTCGGCTTCCACACATAACGGGCAAACTCACGAATAAGATTTACACACCTTGAATGTATCAATATTCCAGGCTTGCCATTCTTTCGCACTACTAATCGCTCTGCAACTCGCTGTATACCACTCTCCACGTCCTTCTTTGCGGCATTCGTCGGCACGCCATAATCTGCAATTTCAAACCTGTCTTGTCTATCGTGATCAGCTATCGTATTGCGGAAGTTGCCTTCACGCCGGAGGATCTCCGTCGCATGATACTTAAGCAGTTTCTCGGCCTTATAATGCTCATCGTAAATATGCAATATATCATCATCATCTACCGCGCCCCAAAGGCACACGAAGGGATTATTGAAGCCAAAATCGATTGATCGGTATTTTGTCCATTCATCCGGGATGGCAATATCATCATCCCTATGTATATTGATATCAAAGCCCTCATATACAAGCCCCTCAGCAGCTACCCATAAGCCTTTAATTTTCCTATCGTACCACATGCCCTCTGGTGTGCTTTTCTTTAGGTTCTCCACATAAACCGGGTCAAGATACGGATTATCGTCTATCGTAAAATGATGTGATTGAATACGCAGTTGTCCGTTACTCAACCGTTCACCTGATTTGTCTATATAGTCAGTCTTGATATGATGTTCCGGGAAGTCCGGGTTAGTGTCCCATATGATATGAGCATCATCCCCGGATGTTCTATTGAAAGCCTCTTGTATCGTGTTTACATGCTGGAGTGTGACTTCATTGCCGTACCA